AAGCACTATTGGAGATGCAAATGACCGAACACCAACATGTTGTTGTTAAATTTGAAAAACCCCATGATTGTTCCTTCTTTTTGGCAAATGCGCAAACTATTTGCGTAAAAAATGTCTCTGGAAGGACCATTGAGATTGGTTCACCAAAAGAAATGATTATGCCAGGACAATCTTTTGGTACATGCCTTGACAATCCTGGCGTTCAAAGAGCAATTGATGCCAAAGAACTTATGGTCCACAACATCAATGAAAACCTTGTATTAGGGCCTAAAGAAGACAAATCGGCAAAGAAACAAAAGCCACAAAAAGCCGAAAACGCACCTGAACCAGAAATTGAACAAGAATCTTCTGAAACAGTTGCACAAGAAGAACCAGAGCCGTCTGTACAATTAGAATCTACAGACGATAAGCCAAAAAGCGATGAGCAGTAGGAAGGTATTATGCCAGGAGTAACAATTTCAACTGCAGTACGCACGGGTCCAACAAATGCGACCGTACGCGCTTCTTCACAACTATTCGTTGCAGGATTCGCCGAGCGCGGTCCTGTGGGGTCTGTTGTAACAGTTCAAAGCCTTGAGGAATTTGAGTCATACTTTGGCCAATTCGTCTCAACTGCTTATTTGCACCCAACAGTTCAGGCATTCTTTGAAGAAGGCGGCACGCGTGCTCAGGTTGCTCGCGTAGTTGGCGATGGAGCAACAGAAGGCTACAAGCAACTTGCTGACGGCGATACGGACCCAACCATCAAGGTTTGGGCTCTCGGAACCGGAGCATGGGCAACAGCCCTTGAACTTGAGGTTGTTGATACTTCCGCAACTCTTGCTGGCTCAGTTGCAATCAAGATTTGGTACGACGATGCACTAATTCTTAACACTGGTGCAAAGACGACGATTGCTGGCCTGATTAACGCAATCAACACTGGAACAACTTCTTCCCTGTATGTATATGCAGTGGACCTTGCTTCAGAAAACGTGAACCCACTTCCAGCAGTATCCGCTCGCGCCGCCTTCACCACTGGTATAGACGGGGACGCCGCAGTACTTGCCGATTATTCCACAGCCCTTGAGTTGTTTGACGATTCATACGGTGATGGAGCAGTTTCTATCCCAGAGACATCGCTTGAAACAGTTCAAAAAGCACTCGTGGACCACGCAAATACGAATAATCGTCTTGCGATTCTTCACTCTTCATCGTCTTCTTCTTCAAGCGAAGTAGTAGATGACGCAGCGGCAATTACCGCTTACGACAATGCCGAGCATGCCGCTTACTACTTCCCATGGGTTTACGTGCCAACATCAGTTTCTGGAGTATCAAGATTGATTCCGCCAGACGGCTACGTTGCTGCAAAGCGTGCACTTGCACATAACCAGACTGGCCCTCATCAGCCAGCCGCTGGTCTTTTGTCAAAGGCTCGTTTCGTAACTGGTGTTGCAAGTGATGTTGATGCAGCCGCAGGCGACACGCTTGATGAGGCTGGTGTTAACGCAATCCGCATTATCGCCAACTCGGTGAGAATCTACGGTGCACGTTCATGTTCTAGCGATAGTGCAAACTTCCGCTATTACACAGCACAGGATGTTCTTAATACGGTCGTTGTTCAGGCTTACTCGCAACTTGACGACCTTTTGTTCTCTGTTATCAATGGACGCAACACCGTTTACGGTGATGTCCAGTCTCGCCTAATCAGCCTTCTTGAGGGCCTTCGCCTTCTTGGTGCGCTCTATGAAGCGTACGATGCTAACGGCAACAAGACGGACATTGGGTACACGGTGAAGTGCAATGCTTCAATCAACCCAATTACGCAAGTTGCTAACGGCATCATCAAAGCCGAAGTTGGCGTTCGCGTCTCAAGTGTCGGTGACAGAATCAACGTAACAATCGTCAAATCAAACCTTACAACGTCGGTTGTCTAATACAGGAGCATTGCAATGGCAAAAGTAGCACAGAGGCAAGTACTCGCAACAATCGTTCCAGTTGACACTGCGGGCGTAAAATGGACCGGATTTAGATTCGCTCAAATCTCAGGTGGAGAAATTACCGCCTCAGTTGAGAAAATCTACACAGGTGGCTCAACATTCCCCACAGTCATCTGTGCGCCGTATGAGATTGGTGACCTTACGCTGACTGCTCATTATGACGACGACGATGTACACAGTGATGCCGGTACCGGAATTGCCGAAAAGTTACAAAAACTTCGCACAAAAGTAGGAACCGCTTACTACAACGTAACGGTTTCGGTTTATAACTGCGATTTGGCTTCAAACAAGCCAGACCGCATTTACTCAAACTGCCTTCTTGTAGGTCTTACTGAGCCAGATGGTGACTCTTCAGCCGGTGCTCCAGCAACCTTTGCACTTACATTCTCAGTGCAAGACGTAGCAGGACCAACTGCTGCTGTTACAACTGCATAATTAAAACAATTATTGACGCACTTAGTTGCGCACGAGTCAATATTGGTGTGCTAGTTTTCTGATTATGAGCGATTCACTTTATTCAGACGAAACATCAGAACCTTCCGCCCCTAGCAAAAAGGCCGAAAAGCCTGCGGCTAAGCCTGCGGAACCAACACTTCTTGACCGTCTCCGGGAGACGATTAGCAAGAAAGTTGAGCGTCAAGTGGTTTACCTTGAGGTGCCAGAGCGCCCAAATGTAACACTTAAAATTAGCCCCAATATTACCCAAAACGACATGAAGCGTTGGCGTAAGGCTTGTGGTGAAGACTCTAAAAATGGTCTTGATGGCTCCAAATTTGGTTGCTATGTAATCGGAAACACAACTGTCGGAATCTGCATTGATGGCGAAGAAGTGTTTGACGGAGATGGTTATCCGTTGGGTTTTGCTTCAGAAGAAATTCTTTCAATGACTGATACGACTCGCGCACTACCTGACTGTGTTCGTGAGTTTTTCGGCGTTGACCCACACATTGAATCTGCCGCTTTGGCAATTCTTGATGCGTCGGGTTACGGGGACACGGTTGATACGGTGGACCCTACGAAGGGGTCGTAGACGACTTACTCTCCGACCCAGTACTAATCTCCGCAGCGCGCCTCGGAGAACTTTTTGGAACAGACCCTTTACGTTTACTTGATTGCTCAGATGTTGATTGGGTCATACGCATGGCTTGTGCTAAAGTTATAACTAGAGACCGCGAGGAACAGCAGAAGCAGGCTGCACCGCAATAGATGTGGTTTTGCCTTAACACTTGTATAGCGGAGATGGCATGGCCGAGAGAGTTATAATTAGAATTGAGGCCAATGCTGACAACCGTCAGATTGACCAGACTACGCGGAAGTTGCAAAAACTTGCCGCGACTGACGCGATGTTTCAAAAAAGGTCAATGTCGTCTGCCCTGAAGACAAACAATGGCTATAAAGAACTTCTTGGCAATAGAACTAATTACTATAAAGAACACTTTGACGGACTTGACAAGATGGTCAAAGCCTCTGGCTCAATGATGGCAAAAGGTCTCGGTCTTGCGACAAAGGCTGCTGCTGCAGAAATGGGTTTACTTGCTGTATCAATGGTAGCAGTGCACGGAGCATTTGTTCTTGGCAGCGCATCTATGAAAGTGTACAGAGGCGGCTTACAACTGCTTAGCGGTGGTGCCGTCGCCGCTGGTGCAGCCCTGGGTGCTCTTGCTGCCGCATTGGAAGAACAGACAACCGCGATGTACGCCTTCAGGTATGGCAGTAGCGAACTTGGAAGCAATCTCCAAACAGCAACTTCAGCAATGCGTTCCTTGACTCAAGACTCAGACCTTGCTGCTGTTGGTGTAAAAAACTTGCAAAAAGCATTTGACACAGTTTCCAAAACGTCAACATTTAATGCTGGCAGCCAAAAGATGCTCAAAAGCCTCATGGACTTCGCATCTGCCGGTCAACCCATTGAGCAGGGAATACAAAAAGCAGGAGAACTAATTGCAATCTTGCAGCAAAATAAAAGTACATGGTCTGAAGCAAAGACCGCTGCTCAATCTCTTTTCCCTGATAAAAAAGCAATGGATAGCGCTCTCAAGAAACTCAACATCAACACCAAAGAAGGACTGAAGAAAGCCATAACAAGTGGTGAACTAGCAAAAGCGGCGAACGTCCAAGGTCAGTTTGATGCAGTTAATGGGACACTAATTAACACCTTGAAGGGTTATTTCAACTCGGTAAAAAGTCAATTTACTGCGCTTGGTGACCCATTCTTGAAACCTCTCAAAGAAGGTGCTCAAGAAATATTTTTCATTTTCCAAAGAGGCTTCAGAACACTCTCTGGAGCAATGAGTGGATTCGGTGCCACAACACTTGCTGACAGCCTTGTGTCCGCTGCAGACAAACTTGAAAGATTCATGACAAGAACAATTCTTGAGTACCTACCAAAGACGGTGGGAATGATGGACAGAGTTAGGGATTGGTGGCTAAAATTCAAAGACGGCTTTAAAGCAATCGCCAACATGCTAAGACCATTGATTGATGGCGCAAGAGTTGTGGAAAAAGCATTTGGAAAAATGATGGACCCAATTGGTGAACAACTTGCCAGCAAGTTTGGTGACTTCAATTCTTTCCTTAAAAAAAATGAACAAACTGTTTTGGATTTTGGTTCAAGATTGGGTGAACTTGTTGCTTCTCTTTTGAACCTGACTAGCGTAATAAGTAAACTTTGGCAAGACCTTCTTCCTTTTATCAACAAGGTAGTGTCTGGCGCAACAATGCTGGTTAATACGTTCACTAGCGTATTAAAACTCGTTGATTCAATTGCTTCAAAATTTGGCGGCGGAAGCGAAATGGGTGCGTTGTTTACATTGCTCGCCATGAGGGGTGCCGCCAAGGGGATGTCGGGGACCAAAGGTGGTTTCCTTGGTATGACAACAATGACTCCTGGCGGTGGCGGAGGCGGTCTGCCTGGAGTTGCAAACACTGGAGGACCAGGCGGTGTATATGGCTCAAGCATGGCAGCACTCACTCAGGCAACTGGCGGGCTCAGTAGCGCAGGAACGTCTCTTAGTGGTTCTGCTATCGGATTAAGAAGTGCGGCAACAATGCTCATGCAAGCAGCAGGAGGACCCGCTGGCGGCGGAATGCATGGACCTCCTTCACCAAATAGAACTCCGGTAAGAAATAATCCAAATGTCCCTACTGTCTATGGTGGTCAACGCTCAAGTCTTAGTCCAAGAGGGCGTGCGTGGGGTAGTTATATTGGTGGCAAAAAGGGCTGGAACATGGGTAACAATGCGATTGGCTCGCGCATGCTCAACTGGGGCGCTACGCAGTTCAGCAAAATAACTCCAGCAGAATACGCCGCAATGCAGGCAAAGAAATCTGCTCCAGGAAGAATTGGTAAAGCAATGTCTGGCATGAGAAATGCTAGAGAAAGATTTAGTGCAACAAAAGGAGGCAAAGCCCTTGGTAGCCCAATGGCGGGTATGGGTGCATCCTTGGGTCTTGGCTTACTTTCATCAAAAGTTGATAAATCCGCTCAAGGTTCTTTCGCTCTTGGTTCCGCTGTTGCTGGAATGAATCCATTACTTGGAGCGGCGGTTGCTGGTTTGGGTGGAGCAATGAATGCAAGAACAGCAGGTGGCGGTGCGCTCCTGGGTGCAGGCGGTGGAGCAGCACTAGGCATGCAAGTTGCAGGACCAGCAGGAGCAGCAGTAGGAGCCGTTCTTGGTGCCATCGGCGGAGCAGTTATGGGTTGGCGCAATAAATCCAAAATAGCAAAAAAGAAAGCACGCACAGCAGTCGTC